ACATCCGGCGCAGGCTCTCGATGCTCGGCGGCGTCGGCTTCTCGGCGGGCGTCATAGCGTCTTCCATGAGCCCTCCTCGTCCGAGCGTCGGCGGCCTCGCCAGATGTCGAGGTCGGTGGGGTTGTTGCGGGGCTCGACAGCCGGAACGATGGCGGGATGGGCATCGTCCAGCGCGCGGCCGATCATGCCGGCCACATCCACTTCATCGTCATGCTTGCCGGCGGGGAACTGCAGGAACTCGGTAAGATCCGCGCCCTTCTCCAGCCAGACCTTGCCCATGGAGGCGCGGGCCTGAAAGCCGCGCGCACGAGTCGGCTTGTCGTGGATGCTCGGAACCCACTCCAGCCGACAGAACACCTTGCGCTCGCGCATCCGGCGCCGAAGCATGGGCTCGACCGACTTCTGGATGACGCCAGCCTCACCGAACCAAGCCGAGGGCTTCCACTTGGCGATCAGGTCCAGCTTGCGGTCGATCCACTCGTCCGCCGCCGTCTGCCCGCGCCATCCATCGAGTCGGTAGAGGTCGCCTGACGGGTCGACACCCCAGATCCGATGGACGGTGTAGTCCCCGCCGCCATCGGTGACCGCGTAGTCGCTCGTCCCATAGATGCGGATGTGCTCGGGCCTGGTCTCCCAGGACCTGAACCAGTCCCGGCGGAAGAACCCGCCTTCGTCAGGCTGCGGGCGCTGCATGTAGAGCGCCGACCATTCGCGCGGGCCGATCGTGGACTTGATCCGCTCCAGCGCCTTCAGATCATACCACTCGGGCCAGAGCGGAGCGCCGGCGTCCGAGATGGCCGGCAACTCCAGCACGTCCCACTCGCCGCCGTCTTCCTTCCGCCCGTCCTGCTCAAGCAGTCGCCCAGCCAGGTCGTCCTCGTGCCATCGGGTCTGGATGACCACGACCGCCCCGCCGGGCATCAGGCGCGTGAAGAACGTCGAGCGGTACCAGTTCCACACCTTCTCGCGCTGGTTCTCGCTGTCGGCGTCCTCGCGGTCCTTGAAAGGATCGTCGATGATCCCGAGGTGAGCGCCGCGCCCCGTGGTCGCCGTGCCGACGCCAGCCGCGAAGTAAGCGCCGCCTTGGTTGGTGTTCATCCGGTCCGCGGCCTTGCTGTCCGAGCGGAGCGCCACGCCGGGGAAAATCTCGCCATACTCTGGCGAGGCCATCAGGTTGCGGACGTCGCGGCCGAAGTCCGTCGCCAGATCGCTGTTGTAGCTCGCCGCGATAATGTGCCGGCTTGGGTGGAGGCCCATGTACCGGGCGGGAAAGCGCCGCGACGCCAGCTCGCTCTTGCCGTGGCGAGGCGGCATGAAGATCATCAGCCGGTCGATCTCGCCGCGCTCGACGGCCTCCAGCTTGTTGGCGATGCGGATGTGATGCCCGGCAGGCTGATAGGCGGGGTTCGTGTAGCTAGTGAACCCGATCAGGCCCCGGCGCGCCCTCTCCGCCCTGATCTCCTGCACGGTCGGAAGCTTTTGCGACAAGCTTCTCAAGCGCGTCGAGTTCATCGGGGCTGTAGCCACTGAGGTCATGCCTCGTCGTCACCTCTCCCGTGTGGTTCACGTCCACACGCTCGCCGTAGATCGCCGGCAGCCACTTGCCCGCCAGCCGAAGGCGCGTGTCGATGCGGACGCGCTTGTCGGCCACCTCGATCGGGTCCTTGGCCTTCTCGTCGGCGATCTGCAGGCACTCTTCAGCCAGGGCGTGAACGCCACGCGCGCGCGCCGCGCGGAACTGTGCGGCGAACTCTGCATCCGCCTCGATCCATTCGTAGACCGTTCGCCTCGCGGGCATTCGCTTGTCGCTGCAGATGCGGGTCAGCGGCTCGCCCTTTTCGGTGCGCTCAAGAAGCTCGATGACGGCATCGTCTTGGAAGTCGATGGCCATGGCCTGGTCGCTGCTCCGGGCGGTTGAAAGGTGATGGCAACCATGACATCATCAATGATGGCTGCACGTAAGACCGGCGAGAGCCCGAGGCGGACGTATTCGCTGTCGGTGGCAGACCTGAAAGCGATCGAGGCTTTGCGGGTCAGGCTGGGCCTGAAGTCCGACGCAGCCGTTATCCGAAGGCTGATCCGGGACGCGGCGAAGGCTAAGCTCGTCTAGCCCACGCTTCCGAACAGCGCGATGCCAAAGCCGACCGCGAGGAGGATGGAGCCGACTCGGGTGCAGATGCCGGCGGGGCTGTTGTGGCCGATGGCCAGGAGGAGCGCGCCGAGGAACAGGATGATCGCGGTGATCAGGGTCATGCGGGTTTCGAGCCTCCGATGTGGCCATCATGGTCCCGGTCGAACGGGGCGATCTGCTTGCGGAGCTTGTGGTTCTCGTGGGCGAGGGAGGTGATGAGAGCCGCCTCGACGATGATGATCACCAAGAAGACGGCTATGCAGGCGTAGGCGTCGAACATGGTTCAGGCCTCGCTGTGTGGGTTAGCGGCTGATCTCGCGCTGGATCGTGGCTTGCGCGAAGGAGAGCATCGTCGTGCAGCCGCCCTCGCTGTCGCCCCTGATGATCCAGTACGCCTCGCCAGTCTGTTTCAGGCCGCCCAGCACCATGACCAGCGCGTCGGGGTCCTGGCCGTGCGCGATGCGATAGCTGTCAAAGCTCGCCGCGACGTGGTTCACGAAGTTGGCCCGGCGGTCGTTGTTGATTTGGGAGCCAGCGCGGATCGGGATCACCGTCGCTCCCTCCTTCAGTCGTACGCGGCCGATGCGGGCTTGAGCCATCATGAGCCTCGCTGTGTGGGGTTCCCCAGTGGTCCGATCGCCTTTGGGTACAGGGCTCGCTGGGGAGGCAGCGGCCTTACTGGGAGGGTGTGGCGTTCGGGCTGGGGAATTGGGGAAACTCGTCGCCGTCCGGGCAGCGCTTCGCTAAGGGGTTGCCGCCAGGCCTAAGCCCAACAGGAGCCCCGCTGGGGTGCATTACCGCGGGCCGCGTAGGGCGGCTCTCCCCATTCCCGAACACCACAGATATTGCCTTAACTATGGGACGGGCGCAAGGGGTGGTGTTACGATGTGGCGGCGATGAAGGCGAGAAACGCCATCGCGGAGAGGTATATGCTGTCAACGAGCCTCCGCTTTGGAAAAATCGCCGCCGCGTTGGCAACGAGATAGATCAGGACGATGCAGATCTCCCTCACGCCGCCCTCTCCAGCTCATCCAGCTTCACCTTCAGCCGTCCGCCCTTCTCCGGTTGCAGGACGGCCGCGGTCTTGGTCATGCTCAGCACCTTGGCGATGTAGCCCTTCCAGAGACCGGCCTTGACCTTGACCCGCTCGCCTCGGGAGGGAGCCCAGGCTTCCGGCTTTCGGGTGTAGTCCAGCTCCCCGAACAGCTCGGCGAGGAACACCGCCTGTAGGGCCTCCGGAGACACGCTGGCGGGGGTCTTGGACCCATCGGGAAGCCTGGTGACCACGAAGGCGTAGACGCTCTTCAGTTTGCGGATTTCCGCAATGTCCTCGGCGGCGAAGCACTCGGTGAAGATGTAGCCCGGAAACGCCGGCCGGCGGAACCTGCGCTTACGGCCCATGATCACCCGGTCCATGGTCTCCTGCGGGTAGTAGGCGCAGAAACCCTTGGCCCGGAGATCCCGGGCTGTCTCCGCTTCGGTGCGGTTGTGGACGAGGGCGGCGAGGATCATGAGCGGGCCTCCACGAAATCACGCGTTCGGGCATCCGCCTCTTGGGCTTCTCGGGCGATGTTGGGCGCAGCCTCCTGCAACTTGCCCATGGCCCGGCACAGCTTCGGCCACTGCTCGAGGGCCCTGCGCAGTTCCATGGCGCGCTTGGCCCGGTCCAGGCTCGGGCTTGCCGCGGCCAGGAGTCGGTACTGGAACAGGTGGGCGAATTGGGCCGCTTCGTGGGCGGCGGCGCCCATCTGATCGGCTGCGTGGAGCGGCGGAGCGTTCATGCCGCGCTCCCCACGATGCTCAGGCGGGCTCGGCGAAGGCGAGCGGCCTGGTCCTTGGCGAACGCGATGAATTCGGCAAGCTCGCTTGCCCGATCGGGGTCGGATCGCCGGCAGCGGAACTCCTCCGCCTCGGCCTCCGCCGCTTCGAGCAGCCAAACCCGCTCGTCATCCGGGTCGGCGCGACGGTCGGAAGCGCCTTCATGGCGCGCTTCCGGGCGCTCGCGCCTACTGAGGGTAGACGGTTCCGAAGGACCGTCTACCTCAGTAGATGATGCTGATGTGCATTGCTCAAGCAGTGCTTTTGGTGTGCTTGTAGCACTGCTTGAAGCAGTGCTTTTAGCAGCCTTCGCCCTCCCCCCGGCGGCGGCGCGTTCAATGGCCCGGCGGCGCTTCTCCTCCCATCGAACAAGCTCCTCCTCCACCCGCTTGTGCACCCAGCGGCCATCCACGACCTTGAAGAAGGCGGCGATGATGGGACGGAGCTTCCGCCAGCGCTTGAGGTCCATGCGCAGGATGCGGGCGATCATCGCGTCATCATCGGCCGGCGGGCCGTTGCGCCAGTACCAGCGGACCAGGCGCGAATAGGCGCCGTCCTGCTCGCAGTCGAGATGGCCCGTATCGGCTTCCCAATCACCGATGTAGAGCGGCATCCAGGCGTCGGGTTTGCTGTCCTTGCTCATGCGGCCTTGGCCTTCCCGAGTGCGCGCCATGCTTCCAAGTCGGCCGTCGCGCGCTTCTCGTGGCGCAGGATGCCCGCCCGAATGGTCGAGTGGTCACGCCCGCCGAACCAGCAGCCGATCTGATAGAGGGATACCTGCCCGCGCGAGCGCAGGGCCGCGTAGGCGGCCTGGCGGGCATGTGCGATGCGCCCAAGGCGACTGAGGCCGGTCAGTTGCTCCACGGTGACACCATGGCGATCCGCGACTTCCTGCGCGATCGGCCTCGCCCATTCGGGCATGGGCTTCGGCGTCGGGATCTGGCGCTTGTGCAGATACCCCGCGGCGTCCACCTCGTACCGAACGCTGTCTTTCGGGGGCCGCTGGACCGGGGCGCGAGGCGGAGGCTCCGGCTCGACCGACGGCTCGGGCCGCACCGCCTCCCGGAAGCTCGGGGGAAGCCCGTCACGGATCGTCTGCACGGGCCGCCCGAGCATCTTGGCGATGGCGGACACTGGAACGCCCGCCTCAAGCTTCTGACCGATGAAGGCTAGTTCGTAAGCGTCCAGCCCTCCTTTCCGGGAGGTTGCGAACTCTCCGCCGCGGGCGTTGGCGATGTTGACGCTCATGCTAAACCTCCGTCACGGGGAAGCCGTGGACGGCGCGGAACAGCTTGGCCTTGAGCTTGTATTCGGGGGTGCGGAAACCCTTCACATCCTCGACA